GAGCACCCATCTGATGCCGGTCATGCGGTCCACACCCAGGACCACAGCTGCGCTGTGTCCTGTCATGGCAGGGTCGAACCCACCGATTATGTAGAGGCCGTCCATACCATGAGTACGGTGATCAAGTCCGTCGCGTGACATGAGGCCAGCAGGACGGCGCTTGTCAATCGAGGCGGCAACCTTTTCAGGATGGAAGATTGCATCACTGGTCACCTGCTCCTGTTGGTAGACCATCGCCCAGTTCTGGGCAGAGGATGTAGCGCGGCGCCTTGCTAGCGCCGCTCCTGAGTGCCATGGATAGAGCCCGTCTTCATTAGCTTCGACAAGGCGTCTTGCCCCCAGAGAAACAGGCGGTCGGTTCGTCCATGGTGCCAGGACCTTCCAGTCTTTAGAATCTTCAGCGAACTCCAGAACGGCAGGCTGAGTAAGATAAGTCCAAGGACTCTCTTCGTCTTGGCCATACCACTCAGGCTTCTGGATCTCAGAGTAGAGTTCAACTGGAGCAAGGCGGGTTCCCACGAGAAGGAGAGTTCCGCCAGGATAGCTGAGGCGGTTGATGACCTCACGCTGAATCCAGTCGATCTGCTTCTCGAACTCATGGGCGTTCTTTCCCGTCACGGTGTCATCAAGAATGATCAGGTCTGCACGGTTACCGTAGATCTGACCATTCATGCCCAGCGCCTGCACGGTAGGCGTAGCCTCACCGGAGTCACGGGTCTCAGCGTTGACGTAGATGGAGTCTGCGGTCCAAGAGGCTGAGTTGGCGTCGAAGCCCCCTTCAGGGGCGAACTCCAGCTGAAGCTTCTTGTAGGCCGGGTTGACCCCGGCCAGACGATCCTTGATCGCCCTAAGGAACCGCTTGGCCATCTCCTGCGTCTGGGAGACGATGATGACTCGGATGTTGGGATCCTGGCACACCCGGTAGGTCACATAGTTGACCGTGATGGTCGTGGACTTCGAGTGCTCCGGAGGGGTGTTCACGATTACCATCCCAGGATCACCAGGCCGGTAGACCTGGCTGGGATGGAGGTCTCTGGGCTCTCGCCCTTCAAGGATGTCGTACCACTGAAGCTGGTGCCAGAAGAGCTTGGTGTCCAGGTACTGTTCCGAGAACTCAGGGAACGCTGGCATCTCAGACCGAGCCTCAAGGGCTCGGTCGGGCTGTGCCATCAACTTGATGCGATCATAGTCCTGGCGGAACGTGGTGTTGCTCTTACGCCAGTACTGGACCGTAGCCTGCTGGATTCCAAGGTCGCGACAAGCTTCAGCGACGGAGCGACCGTTCTTCAGATAGTTGAGAACAGTCTGCTGACCCTTCATGGTCTTTTCCAGACCCTTGCGTCCTCCGACGTTCCGCTTCGGAGCGGAACGTTCCTTGGGAGGATTTTTATACGTCCTACCAGATTCTGTTACGTAGACCTTGGCCATCTGGACCTCCTGAATACCAGAGATCCCCGAAGCGCTTCAGGCGCTTCGGAATGAACTGGCGGGGAAAAGAAAAAGAAGCTGGCGGGGGAAAGATTTCGCGAAGCGAGGGGTCTATATATATTACAGATACTAGATAACCCCGATCCCCCCTGAAGGGGGATCGGAATACTGTAGATCTTTAGTATCTACGGAAGCCCCTAAGGGGGCTTCCTGATATGTATAGTATTTAGTTTTAGAAGATCTTTAAAGACTCAGAGAAGCCTCACCCCATGTAGTAGCCGGATCTGGCGGGTTTCTTTCAATCGTTACCAAACTTTTACCTAACTACTTCGGAGAGTGATGGAGTGGGACTGGTTTGGCTACAGACAGTCACTCCCTTGGGGTCGTGACTGTGGAGGGTCTGGTAGATCAACAGAGGGGTATGGGGGGATTTATGCTGCATTTCTAGTTGGTCTCACTCACACTCACACGCCGCCATTTAAACATCCCCGGGTCCGATATGGCACACATGTCACCCTTGTCCTTTTTCTCCCCGCCTGCTTCTGCCTGCATTATCGGATGGAATGTCTGGATATCCCCCGACATCGTGGATCATGCAGCCTTGTGTATGTATACATATGTATAGTCTTCGATATTCATCAATATCCCAGCATATGTATGGATTGTGCGTGATATGTGAAGATTCGGTGAAGGGCATGCTCATATGAGCGGAGGACAGTACACATGAGACCACTACAGACATAGTGGTGCATCACCTGAGCAAGCGTTCACACCACCTATAGCGCGTAATGGATCATCCACTTTGCCAAGTCTTGACTTGACGCTCATTGAGCTCTCCTGGCAGTCTTTGGACATCGCAGCAACGAACTGACCCAGGAAGCATCCAGACACCCTCAGGGGCCAACGAGGATGGCAGCGGGACAGGAAGTAGCTCGAAGCACCACAGCAAGACAGCAAGACACGAGGTCTTGACAGAGAAGCCAGAAACTGGCAGAGTCGAGACCAGCACAGACCGGGAGGCCTAGAAGGCTCCCGGGGAGGATCCGGAGCGCAGGGCATGCAAGAAGCCCGTAAAGACGTGAATCCGGACTGAACCACCAGAAGTACCCAAGCAAGACAGCAGTACAGAACTCAGACTTGGTGAAACTCGGGAAGTACATGCCGGGGAGTTATTCGCAGCCCTCAGGGGCTGCGTAGAGCAAGCACTCCTACAACAGGCAGTCGCAGCAGTCAGGTGGCTTGGTGAATCACCCGAGAAGCCCTATCACGGGTACCAGGAAGAGATACGCTCGATCCTTCTCAACTCAACAGTGTGATGGTCTTGATCAGGGTGATCCTTGCCCCTCAAGCAACCAGATCTCTTGGCGATGAACGCATAACCCCAGGCCTTCCGGCCTGGGAGAGCCGTAGCCAGTGGCTGGAAGTGAGGTCAAGACCTACTCTCTTTCTCCCAAGGTTCGTAGTGGGAGAAGGGTTGCTGGTCATCTATTGGGTGGTCTTCTGATCCTTCTCCCGCCATGGCAACACGGACGCAAGGCCGTGTTGATACCAAAGGGAGAGAGCAATGAGCATCCACAAGATTCAGTACGTCGCCGGGAAGTCCCGCACCCTTGAGGGTGCGGAGATCCTGCGTAGCCGTACTGAGGAGATCCTCAACGCGATCGGCACTGGCCAGAGGGCCCGTATCAACCGAGTGGCCAACGGCTCCGGCAAGTACGGCTACCGGGTCAACGTCACCGCCGAGGTGACCAAGTGATGGAAGAGTACGTACTCAAGGGTGTGGCCCTCCTGGACAGCAAGCTGCCCGGATGGGAAGAACACATCAACTGGGATGAGCTCAACATCCAGGACCTTGCCCGGTGCGTGATCGGTCAGCTGAACCGAGTGCTGGACGTCAACATGTTCACCATCCTCGGGTTCGAGCGTGGCTACGTGGAGGGCCGTGGGTACGGATTCGATGTACCCAACCCTGCCCATGACTCCTATGCGGACCTGACGCAAGCCTGGAAGGAATGGCACAAGCACCACCGTATGCACGTCTGAACAACAGTCGAACCGGCTGGGGATTCTTTCCCCGCCGGTTCCATCGGCTGTTCAGCCGACTAGCAAGGGAGAGAGTAATGAAGAAGGTAACCTACGAGGCGGTCCTCTCGGCTCTGACCGAGGTGGTCGCCGCCGAGGTTCCGGAGTACTCCTACGAGCCGAAAGAGGGCGAAGAGGGTACCCGTTGTTTCTACGTCTGGGAAGGCCAGCCCGACTGTGGTGTGGGGCGAGCGCTCCACAAGCTGGGCGTGCCCCTCGAAGCCCTCTCGGAGCATGAGGGCGTCGGAGCACAGTCACTGCTCGATCACCTCGAACTCGACGAAGTCATCGCCACGGACGAGCAGTCCAAGTACATGCTCCGGGCGTTCCAGCGCCGTCAGGACGTCGGAGTCACATGGCGTGAGGCCCTGAAGACGGCAACCACGTGGTACGAAGACCATTCTGAATGACCATTGAGGCACCGGCCTTCGGGCCGGTGCTTGACTTGGCTATTCAGCCTGAAGGGAGAGAGTATGCGAAACATCAGGTACCTGGCGAGCTATACCGGCCCCTCGTACGGATCCATGGATCAGTACAGCATGGACGGGTTCCTCAGCCTGAACGACGCGATGAAGTCGATGTGGTTCCGTCAGCGTGACGGGTCGGACCACGTCCGTGAGTACCAGTTGAACGATCAGTCTGACGTCTATCAGCTGAAGTCCTTCCGGCACGTCTCCTTCCCCGCCACCACTCCGGAGGACGTCATGGACGTCCACTACGCCAAGTGGGATGAGGAGGAGGAAGGCTGGGTCCTCGGAGACTGGATGTACCGGGTCTTTGTGGGCCCTCGTGGTGGAATCAGGAGCGAGAAGGCATGACTCCTACCATCCGCCACGTCAGGACTCAGGCGAAGAGATACAACCGCCAGTGTCTTCAGTGGGAAGGCGTGATTCCCTCAACCCCCACATTCATCATGAAGATCGTGTGGGACGAGCGGACCAAGAA